GAACCTGTAAAACTTACAGAAGGTATGTCTTTTACTGTAACAGTAGGAGCAGGTGGTGCAGCTAATGTTTCTGGTAATAACTCAGTATTTTCAACAATTACTTCCACAGGTGGTGCAAGAGGACAAACTTTTGGTGGTAATGGTGTAACAGGAGGATCTGGTGGCGGTGGCGGTGGTGCTGACTCTGGTGGTGTTGCAACAGGTGGAAATGGAACTTCTTGTCAAGGTTACGCAGGTGGTAACGCAAAAAATGTTTATGCTTCTGGAACTGGTGGCGGTGGCGGAGGAGCTGGTGCCGCAGGTGGAGCAGGTGCTGCAGATGGTGGTGGAACAGGCGGTAATGGTGTTACTAATACTATTATTTCTACAAGTGAAGCTAGTTCGGCTTCAGTTGGAGAAGTAATATCTTCAGCTGTCTGGTTTGCAGGAGGAGGTGCTGGTGGGCATGATCCTAGAGGTACAAGTAAAGTTGCTAAAGACGGTGGTAATGGTGGCGGTGCTAATAGCCAAGCTGGAACTGCTGCAGGTTTAGCAGGAACTGCAAATACAGGTGGAGGTGGATCTGGCCCTGGTTCTGTTTCAAACGGAGCAGGAGGAGCAGGAGGTTCTGGTGTAGTAATATTAAGATATCCAGCAATACACGATTTGAATATTGGTTCAGGTTTAACTTCAACTACTACTGCAGATAGTGGTGGTTTTAAAGAAACTATCTTTACAGCTGGAACAGGAACGGTGAGTATCTAATGGCAAATTCAGGAATATTTGATGTAAACGATATCCGTAATTTAATGGACAATCAACAATGGAAAAATATAGGGGATCTGGAATTGATACAGACACAAACTGTTACTAACCAAAATGCAGTAGATTTTACAGACATTAAAGAAAATGAATATGATGTTCATTTTTTGACTTGGACTAATGTAGGTGATTGGTCTGGTACAGGTTCTCTTAAGTTTAGATATTTTGTTGATGGTACTGTAATAACTTCAAGTAGTTATGATTATGGTTCAGTAGAAAACAAAGCTGATGGTAATACTTATACTCCACAAGCTAGTAGTGCAACTTCGTTCTATGCTCCGATGATGGCAAGTTCTGGTTCAGATCTGACACATGGATATATTTATTTTTTTGGGTTAGGAGATGCTTTTAAGTATTCACTTCATACAATCCATACTGTTGATAGAGATGGCAATATTTTAGTTTTTACTAATGGTGGTGGTGCATACTTAGAAAAGAATGTGGTAGATGGTATCAGATTTGTTGAGAGTCAGGCTGCTAATCATTTTGATGGCGTGTTCTCCTTGTACGGAATTAGGAACCCATAATGTCTACTAATTTACAGTTTATAAAAGAAGTCAAGGGAGTAAATGTTTCCAATTTAGAAGTACTCAATTGTTTTAGTGCAGATTATGATATTTACAAAGTTATATTACAGAATATAAATGGTGCTAATAATGATTTATATACAAGAGTAATTAACAATAGTGGAACAGAAATTAGTAGCGGTTCAAAGTATCACTATGCAAACCATGAAATCAATGATAGTGGAAGTTTTGGTGCAAACAAAAATGCATCATTTAATGAGTACAGAGGGATGGGTTACCAAAGTCATAGTGGTTCAGGAACAGTAGCTTACTTTTATAATCCTTATGTTTCAAGCAGTTATACATATATTACATCACAAACTTCTAGTTTATATAGCTCAGCTACAGCTATGAGAGCTGGTAAAAGTATGGGTGTTTATAAAAATGAAGACATAATCACAGGATTCAAAATACACGCTGTTAGTAATGTTTTTTATTGGATAAAAGTACAAGTATATGGAGTTGAATAATGGCAGGTAGTATAGTAAAAATCGGTACAACGACTGCGAGTGGTAGTCCAAGTGTTCTTACAATCACAGGAATTGATACAACTTATAATGTTTATTTATTACAAGTTAAAGATTTAGTACCATCTTCAGATGACTATATTGCTTGGAGAGTTACAAAGAGTGGAACTGTCCAAACAGATAGTGAATATGATAATGCAAGAAAAGATATGCCAGCAGCTGCAAATTTTCAAGATAATGAAGCACAAAACGCATCACATGTAAATAATGCACATATTGAAAGTACAGGTAGTGGTTGGTTTGCTACTTTTCATTTGTTCAACTTTGCTAATTCAAGTGAACATAGTTTTGGAACACATGAACATGTTGCTTGGGTAAGCACACCACAAGCGTTTGGTGGTGCTGGCGGATTTGCTCATACTGTATCTTCGGCTTCAGATGGAATTAGTTTTTATTTTACAGGTGGTGCAACATTCAGTAGTGGTGAGCTAGTTTTGTACGGCTTAAAGATGTAAAATTTCTATAAAAGATAGTAAGATAGGAGATATATGGCAACTATAGAAGAACTAAGGGTTACAGCGACTTCAGAAATTGAAGCAGCTAAACCTTTATATAAGCAAGTAAATAACGAGCGTTTAGAGTTTGAATCTGCAGATTATGACCAAGCTATTGAAGATTTAGCACAGGCTAAATTAGATGAGCAAGATAATGGTTATTCTTATGATAGAGCAAAAGCTTATGACAGCGTTGTCGACCAACTTGATTTGCTTTACCACGATATGACAGCTGATAAAGGCGACAAGACTGGTGAATGGTATAAAGCCATCAAAGCTGTTAAAGACGCAAATCCGAAACCTTAATTAAGTTTTAACCATAAACCACCATTTATGGATAAAAGGCAGGTACCACCACACAACCTGCCTTTTATAATTATTGATCGTAAATACACACATCTGAATGAAACTATGTATATAATGGTGTAGTAATAATTGATATAATTAATCAAAGGAGATTATATTGGAAAACCAAGAACTAACACCAGAACAAGCTGTTGATTTAGCAAATAAAGCATTAGCTGAGAATAAAACACTCAGAGCAATGCTTGCAGATACTGCTGAAAAAATAGCAAATTTGGAATTAAGAAACTCTGAAATGAAAGTTCAGAATAAAGCTTTGTCCGAAGTTTTGGCTTCTGTAACTGGCAAACCTGCTAGTGAAGAAGAGTAATCTTGTCATCTTTAACAAGTTTTGCTAAGTCAAGCAACAAAAGTGGACCAGTTGCGTGGCGAGATCAAAGCGAATCCAACAGGGCAGCGTGGATAGAAGCATGTCAAGGAATACAGGACGGAATCTCGGCAAGAACCGCTGCAAAGTGGTTGATCAAGGAAAAAGGATGTACATTAATGCTTGATACTATCAGAGTACAATTAAAAAACACTATGGATCGCTATGTCAAGTCTTGAGGAATATAACAAGAATAATAGTGATTTAGAAAATGCTAAATCTAGTAAGAAGAATAAGCACCCCAAAGGTTTTGAACCTGGGTATAAAATTAAGGGTGATAAAGGCGAAATAACATCAGAACCACAAAAAAATTCTGATATACAAATATATGACGACATATTAAAACAATTGGATCTAGATCCAAAATTATATGAAGTTATAGAACCAGTCGAAGTAAGAACATGGGACAGTCCGACTGATGGAGGAACAAGGCTTTATTATTATAAGGCCAGAATACAATCGAGACAAAAAATAGAAGCTGGAGATCCAGACTATGAAGCACTATTAAAGGAAGTTAAAAAGGTTAAGAAGCCAAAGCTCCCTAAAGTTGATAAAGATGATTCAATAGTTATTTGTTGGAGCGATTGGCAGTTAGGGAAACCTGATGGAGATGGTACAGAAGCAATAGTAGATCGGTTAAACCAAATGATACCTGATTTTACTGATCATGTTAAAAAGCTAAGAAAAAATGGTAAGAAAATTAAAAACTTATACATATTAGCTTTAGGTGATATTATCGAAAATTGCAATGGGCATTACGATACTCAAACTTTTGGTGTTGAGTTAAATCTTAGAGATCAAGTTAAGGTTGCTAGAAGACTAATGACTAAAGCAATAATGGAATGGGCGCCAATGTTTGATAATGTTGTCGTTTCAGCAATTGCTGGAAATCATGGAGAAAATCGTAACAATGGTAAAACATATACAAACTTTGCTGACAATCATGATGTAGCAATAGTTGAAGCTGTGCAAGAAATATTAGCTACTAATAAAAAAGCATACGGTCATGTGAAGTTTCTAATACCAGAAAGTGAATTGTCTGCAACAGTAAACATTTCAGGCAAAATTGTTGGTCTAGTTCATGGTCATCAATTTAGATCAGGAATTAATGTTAAAAGCAGTAGGTTTGCATTTGATAAAGGTATTAAATGGTTTGCTGGACAATGTATGGGTAGAGAACCTATAGGGGATGCAGACATGGTTGTCTGGGGGCATTTTCATCATTTTTTTGTATTATCAAATCGTGGTCGCTGGTTTATGCAGTGTCCATCAGTTGATGGTGGATCTGAATGGTTTAAAGATATATCAGGTGACTGGTCGCCACCAGCACAGGTATCATTTACTATATCATCAGAAGAAAAGATGTACTTTTGGGAAAATTTAAAATATCTCCCTTACAGTAGTTAAATACCAGAAAATCAATATAAATTAGTAGAATAGTCTTATCTATGATATTAGAAGTTTTAAGGATAAGTTCTCAAGCAGATTCAACGAGTGGTATCTTGTTTGATATTACAGACAATAAAAGAAAATTTCTCTGCTACACAATCGAAGATGAATATCGAGCAGAAAAACTAAAACATGAAACAAGGATTCCTTCTGGCATATATAAATTAACGCTTCGTAGCGAAGGTGGCTTCCATAATCGTTATGTTTCAAAATATGGAGCTGACTGGCATAAGGGTATGATCTATGTCAATAATGTGCCTAATTTCGAGTTTATTCTTTGGCATACTGGGAATACCGATGAGAGCACCTCAGGCTGTCTGATTTTAGGCGACTCTCAAACAAGTAATTTAGTACAAAAAGACGGTTTTGTCGGATCAAGTGTAAATTCATATAAAAAGGTCTATCCGATCGTGAGAGATGCTATATTATCTGGAGAAGAAGTCATAGTTAAATATGTAGATTTTGATGACACAGGTGATAACGAATACATTGCAGTTTCTGGAAATGAGCCAGCATACAGTAAGAGTTTCGTAGAAGATACTAGTCAACAAGAAACTGAGGTATACGATTTTAGTAAAGATTTTCCTAAATGGCCTAATGTTTATTTTAAGGTCAAGAAACCAACTATGTACAGCGAGGAGTTGAAAGAGTGGCAGAAAGCTGCAGGATTGACTGCTGACGGCTGGTATGGAAATGGATCTAAAGGGAAAGTAATAGAAATCCAAAAAGAATTTGGATTGACACAAGATGGTGTTTTAGGTCCAAAGACTTGGGATATCGTTTTTGTAAAAAGTTAGGAGTATGATGGTAATATCAGATGCTTTTAAGGTCTCTTTGATTAGAGCAGCTAGAACTGGACTACAAGCTGGTATAGGCGTTATCGTAGCTACCCAATCTGGGTGGATGGAGATGTCTGTACTTGAAGGTGCATTAATTGCAGCAGGTGCTGCATTTTTCTCAGCGTTGCAAAATGCTATGGAAGAAGCACCCTTTAAGTTCATGTCTAATGTTCCAAAGGGTTAATTTAATTTCGTAAAGACGAAATTAGGTGCGCTAAATTGACTGGGGGGCTATAAGCCCCCTTTGTCTTGGAGAATATATGTACGAATATAAAATACAGATCACAAGAGTTCTTGATGGTGATACCGTTGATGGAATTATAGATCTTGGTTATGACACTTATGTAAGAAAAAGAATAAGATTTATTGGTTTTAATGCACCAGAAACGAGAACAAGGGACAAATCTGAAAAAGAAAAAGGTATAATAGCTAAGGAGTGGTTAAAAGAAAAATGTTCTAACGAACAAAACCAGTTCTATCTTAAATCTCATGGTTTAGGCAAATTTGGGAGAGTGTTGGGTGAGTTATTCACCATTAGTAGCAACGAGTCAGTAACAAAAGAAATGTTAGCTGAAGGTTTAGGAACAGAATACTACGGTGGAAAGAGATAATCGAGCCGTAGTCTGAAAGGCTTGATTAATGCTACACCAATTCAATAATCTATTAAGAATACTTATTGTTATGTTCTTAATGGTTCCTATATATCCAATAGAACCAGCTTATGCTTCAGAAGTAACAGAAACAGAAACATTTGATGGTAATAGTGGTTCTCAAGTAACAGATTTAGGGATACCAACTAATAGTGGTACTATTGCAATAAGAAACGACCAAAACTGTTGTGGTGTAGGTGGACAATACTTCTTAAGCTTAAAAGATAACTATGCAGGTGGTCCTCAAGCAACTTCTTATACATTTACCTTGCCTCATACTGACCACGATATAAAAGAACTTGGCTTCAGAATGGCAGGAGTAAATAACGGTTATACTATTCAATACAATTATTCCGACAGTACTAGCGATACAGTAAGTTACAATGCTCAAAACAATTCAACTTATGAAGATATAACTAGGACTATTACAGGTAAATACTTTACTACTTTTATTGTTACTGTATCTGATTGGTCTGGAATAGATACAGTATATTGGAAATATGATTCAACACCTACACTTAATGTTCCTCAAAATCTTACAGCTACTCCTAATTATCAAAATGGAACAATAGCAATAGATTGGGATGCACCATCTAGTAGCAATACATCAGTAGAACAATATGAAATAGCTTGGGGACTTGGAGATACAGAAGTTACTTCGCAAACTGCTACAACTACTGATACAGAATATTCAATTACAGCTAGTGCTTTAGATACTGCTTTTAGTGAAGTTCA